TAATTATACTACTACCTACATTGTATATCGACCCACTTGTCTGTGGATTAGTGTTCTGAAACAATGTTTGACCAGATAATGACTGAGCATCACCTGTAACCTGTTTTGCAATTATAGTTTCTGTCCTGATATAATCTGCATCTGATGGTTTGATTAAAAACTTTGCTGGTTGAATCATCTCAACCTTTTCACCATACAGTGCACCAAATAATATCTCAAATGCTTCTTCTGTTCCTTTCGTACGATAGAAGTCTTTTGCTTGTCTTATAAAATTACTCTTAGAAACCTTTCCATGTAAACTTCTCTCAGTAAAACCAGGTAGCACCTGTGTTTTTAGTTTCTTATAGAAATTTTGTAAAAATACACTGCTAAGATTTTGTACACGTGAATTATTCTCATGTGTACCTATACCTGTTTTTGTAAATGTTAGATATTCTGGTTTATTAGTTTTCTTATTATTCTCTATACCACTGAATCCTCTTATACATCCTGTAAATGATGTTGTTCCTATTCCTGTGTACGTAATAATTTCATCATCAATCTTTATCAAACCATAAGAGGTTGGCCAACCATCTGTAGAGTCAACATATATCGTATCTTGCTTACCCCTCAAATATTGAGATAGTGAGGTGAATCCGATTAGGTTTCTATTGTTTAGAAAATCTAGACTTTTATAATCTACTAAATTTTCAGCAATATCAACAGATCCCCCTTGAAATTCCTGAGAGAGATAATATTGTTTTAAGAAATTGCCGAAGTTAGGATTATCGGCATCAATGAATTCAGGTACTTGACTCTGAACTACTTCATTGATTTTGACTCTTGATAACGAGGTTTCTATCATTAGTATCCGCTATTGCTAATTGTCTGTGCTGTTTCAGTAATCTGCTTACTTGCAACTGTGTGTGTTGCACCTGTCATCCTGTTTCCACCAGCCATAACATGGAATTCTCCATAATATGGTTGTCCATTCACATATCCCACTAAAGTAGTTTCTGTAGTGGTGCTTGTGATGATTGCTCCTCTTACCTTCTTACCTCCAAAGTAACTTGATTCTGGAAGATATCTAGAACCTGATGTATTAGCACCAGTAGAGATACTATCCACTCTTGTGTAAAAATCACTTTTTGATATATCGAACTGTAAAAACAATTCATTTTTAGCAAGTACATCATTAGACTGAGGTATCGCTTCGACCTCAATAACATCATCATCTTCTATTGTAGATACGATGTTTACTGTGTCTAATACTATTTCACCCTTCTTATAATCAATACGTCCAAAGTTATTTGATATGACCTTGATACTTTCATCATTTAGAATCTGGAACATGAATAGTGTTCCTGAGTCCTCATCTGTCTTTATATCACTAAAGTAACAAGTACCAACCACATCAGATACAGTGAATCCAGTTGAGTGAATATTATACTTCTCATTTGGTGCATACACCTGATTTAAGAAACATAATTCATATTGTGCGAATTGGTTTATCTTAGTATTGATATTCCTTCGCATCTTCACTAGAGTTATGTTAGAAGTTATAGAACCATCTACATTGTCTATGACTGACAATACTTTACTATAAGCGAATCTACCACCAAACTTATTGAGTTCAGTGTCTGATGCATATTGTGATAATGAAGTTATTACATCTGTTTTTAGATTATCAGGATCACCTACAAAGTTTGAGTTGTAGTAAATATATGAATCAATCTCCACATACAAGAATTTTAGATCCACAAATGATGGAACTATTCCTGCTATGGAGTAATTTTTTAGTGACGTAAGTAATTGCTTTTTAGTTAGTTCTGACAAGAACGAACCATTCTTTGGTTTTGCTGCTATGAATACTCTACCAAACTGTGGAGGATCAAGATCTTCACCACCATAGGCACTCACAGATTCTATATTTGGATATATTGATGGAATTATTGCTTCATAGTCATTAGCAGTCACTGCTCTATGCTGTGCTGCATATAAACGTGGAGCATAGTATTTGACAGACTCTACTGGTTCTATCTCATCACCATTAGAGGATTTTTCATTAGCAGAAAGGAACATCCTAAAGTCTGTTTCATCAGCACCGTCTTCATCTTTTATGAGACCAGCAAAACTAAAACTTTCTACACCATTTCCTGCTTTACCATTAGTCTTTATGTAACTAATATCAATTATATTTCCTGACTCTAACTTTTTACCGAATACATCATCACCAAATAATAGTTCGTATTTCTCATCTGTTGTCTCTTGTAATAAGTAGATATTAGATGTTGATGTAACTCCTATAATGTTATCTACCAACTCATAATTTGTTGTTGTATTATCAGAAATACTATTCCTTATTTTTACACTAATTGTAGAAGTGTCTATACTATCATTAGGTAAGACATATCTTTCGCTAGGATTGTTATTATCTACAACATACGAATTAGTAATATATTGACCTTGATATATTACCATCACACCTCTAGATGCTCCATTGAAGGCATTGAAAGTCACAGACTCAGGTAATGAGAAGACATAATTTATATTTGATACAGATCCATTAGCAACTACGCCTGGTTGAATTGTTACCTGTTTTGTTGAAGATGTTATGCCTGATAAACTGTAATTGACAGTTGCTCTCGCTGCTCTTTTAGATCTTGGAACATAACCTATATTTCTTGCTAATGATACTACATTTTCTCTTAATGTGGCACTATCAATGAATGTCTCATTGATTGCCATATTAGTATTATATGCTGTGCTATATGAGTTGTACGCTAATATATCAATTAGGATAGAAAGGTTAGACCCTTCAAAATCCATATCTTTGAAGTCAGTATTTGCTCTAAGGTAATCCTTTATGGATGACTTTATATCTTCAAAGTTTAAGTTTGTAAATTGCTGTAGTGCCATTATAACCTAGTTGGTTCTAAAATGAATTGGACATTCTGCGATGGTGAATTGAGTCCTACAATCTTGTATTGTATAGAAACATCCAAAGCATTTTGTTCTGGTTTACTTTCTACGACCACTTGTTGTAAACGTACTCTTGGTTCATACTGTGTTAGCACCATTTCTATTTCAGTTTGAATTGGTTCAATATAATCATCATTTGCTAATTCAAATAGAGATGAAGTAATTTTAGTGCCTAATTTAGTATTGAAAAATCGCTCTCCAATCTGAGTGCGTACAAGGTTTTGCACTGCACGTTTGATTGCATCTTCATTCTTTAGCATTATAATATCATTCGTCACAGGGTGACGTTTGAATGTCAAAGATATATCTCTGAATGGTTCTGATGTTCTTTGTAGTGGCACTATTCCGTCGTGGAAGGAGTTCTCGGTATATTTATCTATTTAGTGGCATAAAAAAAAGGGTTCGCTCGGAACCCTACTCATGTCCTAGGTATCTAACTTCTACATCTTTGGGGTGTGGCCATCCGTTTTCGTAAAATTCGTCTGCCAAATCCTGAGTCACTTCTTCCATTTCCGACTCAGTTATACTCTCGTGAGTTTGTACCCCGTCAACGTAGATATCGTATCTGTCATCCATCTCATATATTTGTGTGCTTCAACGTATATAGGAATTAGATTATTCTATTCTTCTCGTGACCCACTCTACATTTAGGATCTACCCATATTTCATATCCTGCTTTCTGTGCATCTAAACAGAATGAAACATCCTCACCGCACATATCCTGTACTTCACCTGAGTCAAAGACTTGCATCTGTGGAGCAAACCATGGATACTTCATTTCTTTATTCTCAAATACACCGTGCTTGATTAGTAACCAACCAAATCCAGAATAGTCACATGTGAATGGTTTTCTTCTCTTTTGTATACCATCTAACATCTCGTGGTTCATTACACCACCATTTGCTTTGAAATCTTCTTCTTCCATCCAATGTGCACAGGATGTAGTCTGTCCGTCCTCTGTAACGTACCAACCACCCGCTATGTCCTTATCCATCCAAAGAAGTCTATAGAACTGCTCTAGACCGAATACGATGTCACTATCAATCCATAACTGATAGTCATACTTCAATTTACCATCCCATGGCAACTGATCAGGACCTCTGAGAACATTTGCTCCTAGACACTTACATCTGGCAAAGTTCACCATAGATGAATAGTCTTGTGATATTTGTAGTGTACCACCCTTCTGTACAATCTCGAATGCAAGTTGCACAAAGTTCTTTAGGTAGATATATGAAACGTTTCTACCAGGCAAGCAAAATATAAAAGTTTTACCCTTTACTAATTTTCTTGCTTCTTCAATAGAAAATTCATCAGTCTTTGCTGATGTTGTACCATCTGTTTTAGGTGGAGTGGTAACCACCTTAAATCCTTTTGCCATTCCGAATGCGCTTTCAATTCATTATACTGCGTTATTTAGTATACGTCAATACGGTACTTTGCGGAGAAGTTGAGTGCGTCAGAAAAATCATTTACCATAGGTTTACCCCTTATGTTCAATGATGTATTCAATAAGACAGGACAACCTGTACGTTCATACCATACCTCTAGGATCTCCCTGAGGATAGATTCCGATGATTCTGGTACAGTTTGTACTCTAGCACTGTTATCAACGTGTAGAACCGCAGGAATGTCATGTGGACGTTTACATTGATAAACATACGACATATATCGTGAATGTGCTGGCATTTCAAAATAGTCCGTACAATACTCTTCTAATATCGCTGGAGCGAACGGTCTGAACTTCTGTCTGCGTTTTATTGCGTTTACATGTGATTTTGTTGAGATTTTGCGTGGATCCGCCAATAGACTTCGATTACCGAGAGCACGAGGACCAAACTCAGCACGGCCATTCGCAACCCCCACGATTCCTTCTGATAAGAGTTTTGCGACGATTTCATTAGGATCTGGTTTTTTAAGAATATTATAACCCACATATGGCGAGAATTGCACTTTTCCGCCATATGGAATTAATGCTGCTCCTAAGGCACCTCCAGCATCGCCAGGATTCGGCATAATCCATAAATTGCACATTTCCCTTAGTTTGGTGTTTACAACGCAGTTGAGGGCGACTCCACCACCATAGCAGATGTTATTTGAGTAAGTTAGTGCTATTTCAAATATATTTCTCAATTCGTACTCTAAAACCACTTCTGCACTCTTTGCAATGTCGTGTGGAGCACCATGTAAGTCTTTTATACCCTTGTGGTTGTTTTGATGTAATAATGCGGAAACTTCGTCAATATACTTCGCTTCTCCGTACGCTGCCATACCCATGAAGATATATTCCTCATCTAAGGGTCTTAGACCCGCCCATTTCGTCAATGCGGAATACCACAGTCCAATTGACTTGGGATATCGCATATTCCATACTTTTTTGTATTTTGCCTTACCATCAACCATTTTTGCAGTCCAGATTGAACTACAGTCCCATTCTCCAATACTATCGACCACCACACATGCTGCTTCATCAAAAACGCTGGTTTGAAACGCAGCAGCAGCATGAGACATGTGATGTTCGCAATAATGCGTTGGTTGCATGCATAATTCCCTATCTCGTCTCCATGCCTTCTGTCCTGCGGTAAATTGACGTAGTCTTTTGGGAAAAGGTCGTTCATAGAAAGATATTACGTCATCAAAGATATTTAATCCTTTCGCAATCGCAGCAGCCTCTATACACAACCTTTTATCGTGCTTTCTTCTTGAAAAGCGTTCTCCATGCGTAGCATATGTAATTATACCGCCACTAACACACGCAACAGCACTATCATGGAATCCTTCGGAGAAACCAATCATTTTCCTTCACTCAAATCCTCATAGTCGTTATCTTCGTCCAACATTGCGTCATATTCGTCATC